TCCAATTGTTTGAATTCAATGATGATTTCACAAGAGCAAATTTCGTAGCCGCGGTAGAGCCGTTCTTAGCAGATGTTAAGTCAAGACGAGGAATGACGGACTTTAAAGTAGCCTGTGATGCTTCAAACAACACGGCAGCAGTAATCGATGGAAACAGATTCGTGGCTGATATCTACATCAAACCGAATCGTTCAATAAACTTCATTACACTTAACTTTGTAGCAGTACGAAGTGGAGTTAGTTTTGAAGAGGTAGCAGGAGCATAATAGAATGGCAAGAATAGATGATTTTAAAGCAGCTTTAATCGGTGGTGGCGCAAGAGCCAACCAATTTAGAGTAATACCACAATTTCCAGCTGGAATCACTAATACAGATTCAACTGGGCTTGGACTAGTACAACTTGGTTCATTCATGATTAAAACAGCACAATTACCTGGTTCTGAATTATCAGAGATTATGGTTCCTTACCGTGGAAGAGAATTATATCTACCAGGTGATAGAAAATTTCAACCTTGGACGATAACCGTGATTAATGATAACAACTTTGCTATAAGAAATGCAATGGAATCATGGAGTAATAATATTAATACGCATGTTGGTAATACTTCGGCGGGCGGAATTGATGCTACTGATTTTGCTTCATTCGTTCAAGATTGGACTGTCGAGCAAATCGGCAAAGATGGCCAAGTGAATAAATCAATAGTTCTACGTGGTTGTTTCCCGACTACAATCGATCCAATTGATGTATCGTTTGACACAGCCGATACAATCTCAGAGTTCTCTGCAACTATCAGATATCAATTCTGGACTTCGAACACTACCGACAACGTCGGTTAAGAATTATTGCGTACGTTTTAGTATAATACTAAAGCGGCATATTATGACAAAACAGTGTTAGGAGAAACATGGCAGAACAAAAAGAAGATTTATTTGGCTTTGAGTTAATATCACCAGAAAAATCACCTAAAATACCCTCTCCAGTACCGGTTCAATTAGACGATGGAACCGATTTACCGGTAGGTGGACGTATAGGCTATACGTATGAACAAGACGATAAAGCCAGAACCGAACACGCCCTTATATCTACATATAGAGAAGTAGCACTTTATCCAGAAGCTGATATGGCTATTGATGATATTGTTAATGAAGCTTTTGTAGTAGAACATGATAGAGCTCCTGTATCAATTAGGTTAGATAATCTAAATATGGATGACCGAATTAAAGAGCTTATTAGAACAGAATTCCAAAAAATATTAGAGTTAGTAAGATTTCAGAAAAAATCTTATGAAACATTTAGACAGTGGTATGTTGATGGTAGATTATATTATCAAGTAATCATAGATGCAAAAAGTCCAAAAGACGGTATACAAGAATTAAGACCTATTGATGCTCTTAAAATGAAAAGAGTAATTAAACCTATCTATTCAAAAAATATTAAAACAGGAATGCCTTTCTTAGAAGATATAGAAGAACATTTTGAATTTTCACCTGATGGTGATATGGGTGCAGCAGTTAAGTTATCAAAAGACTCTGTAGTATTCTGTCCATCTGGTATAGTAGATAAAAATAAAGGTATGATTATAGGTTATTTAGATAAAGCTGTAAAAGCATTCAATAACTTAAGGTCTATGGAAGACTCATTAATTGTTTACAGAATAGCAAGAGCTCCAGAAAGAAGAATATTCTATATTGATGTTGGTAATTTACCAAAGATAAAAGCAGAGCAGTATCTTAGAGATATGCAAAACAGATTTAGAAACAAAATAGATTATGACCCAGTCACTGGTGCTATCAGAGACAGTCGTAAATTTATGAGTGTCTTGGAAGATTTTTGGCTACCAAGAAGAGACGGAAGAGCAACAGAGATTACCACTTTACCTGGTGGCCAAAATCTAGGTGACCTCGATGATATCATATATTTTAAAAACAAATTATATGAAGCTCTTAACGTTCCTTTATCAAGAGTAAATGGTGCTGATACAGCATTCCAAATTGGTAGAGCTTCTGATATTTCAAGAGATGAACTTAAATTTGGTAAGTTTGTAGCTAGATTAAAGAAACAATTTGGTGAATTGTTTAATGAAATACTAAGAGTACAATGTTCATTAAAAGGTATTTGTACTGCTGAAGAATTTGATGATATGAGAACTCATATTACATTTGATTTCATAGAAGACACACACTTTAAAGAACTTAAAGATGTAGAACTACTAACTGACAGGATGAATCTATTAAGAGATGCTACTGAATATGTTGGTAAATATTTCTCTATTGAATATGTGCGAAAAATCATCTTAGCCCAGTCTGAAGACGATATTGCTAGGATTGACCGTGAAATAATGAAAGAGATCGATGGAGGTCAAATAAATACTGAAGATGACCAAATGGACATGTACAGTGAATCACGGGAAAATATAGATGGCACTACCGAAAAGTAAACAAAGTTTAGCTGATTATATGCTACGTAGGTGTGGAGCACCTGTTGTAAACGTAGAAGTATCTGATGTGCAATTAGAAGACTGTATCGATGATGCAATTAAAATGTATCAAGAGTATCACTATGACGGTAATGAAAGAACTTATAGAGTATTAGAAGTAAATGCTAAAGTAATAGCTGAAAATCAAAGACGTCATCAAGATATTACAGCACCAGTTTTCAATCATGATTCTGAATATAAAAAAGGTGCAAGAGTATTTCACAATCCAAGTAAAAATACAGATTCAGATTCTGGTTTTAATGTTTATGTAAAAACAGATAGTGACCTTGCATTAGACTCAGATAATAAAGTATTCAGAAAAAATTACACAAAAGAACAATTGTACTTAAGAGATTCATATGCATTAGTTGAAGGTGGACAAGTAGGAATAAGAGTACCAGAAAATATCATACAAATATCTAGAGTATCAAAAGTAGATAGCTTTGCTCAATCTGGAATGTACAATTATGAATATCAATACTTCTTAAATAACTTTGATGCATTCTATGGTAATGCAGCTGGTTCAGGAATTACTGGATATTACATACAAAAAATGTATGTTGAACATATAGATTTCTTATTAAACACATCACCAGCAATTAGATTTAGTAAAGCTAAAAACAGACTTTATTTAGATATTGATTGGAAACGTCCTAAAAAAGGAGAGTTCTTCTTAATTGAATGTTATGAAGCAACTGACCCTGAGATATATGGCGATGTTTACAATGATATATGGATTAAAAAGTATTCATCTGCATTATTAAAGATGCAGTGGGGCTCAAACTTGAAAAAGTATGAGAATACTGAATTACCAGGTGGTGTTCAGTTAAATGGTCAAGCTCTCTATGATGAAGGTAAAGGTGAAAAAGACGAGCTTGAAGAACAATTAAAACAAAATCTCCAATTGGAGATGGATATGATAAGAGGCTAAGGGAGTATAAATAAATTATGAGTGGACTTAAAGAACTATTAAATGACGAACAAGGTTTCAAGTCTGATGCGAAAGAGAAATTAGACCAAAAAGCTTTTGAGAAACTAGCTGATATGAAAGCGGAAATGGCAAAAGAAATGATTTCTCCTGAGGCAGAAACAGAAACAAAACAAGTAGAAACTGATGAGCAATCTTAGAAACTGGAAACAAAATAAGTTTGACGAACACCGTGCTAAAGTAAAGGCACAGGTATCTGAAGGTATTGAAGTAAAACCAGACCACATTATAAATGAAGATGTATTACAAGAAATACATGATGAAGTATCTATTGAAAAGTTTCAAGAAGTAGTACAATTTGATTATGAAATTGAATTGGATGAAAAATTAGAAACTGATTTAAATGATACTATATGTGATTGTCCAGATGACGATGATGATTGTTCATGTCCAGAAACTTATTACGATTTTATACCTGATGAGTATGGCGAAATAATGGATGTAGAATTTGAAATTGATGGTATGAGAGACTATTATGATGATGGTGTTAATAATTACTTAAAAATCAAAGATGCTATGTTTGCTGATTCATTTGATTTAGTAGACCAAGATTTACCAGAAAGTATGGATGACCCATTAGAAGATGGGATGACTACATTTGATGAAGCACAACCAGGTAGAGCAAGAGTTATTTTTAGAAGGTCTAAAGGAAGAATTACAAAAAGAAAAAGATGTCCAAAAGGAACTAGATTACAGGGTAATAGATGTATACCTCAAACTGGTACACAAAAAGCTAGATTACGTAGAACAGGCATCAAACTAAAAAGAGCAAAACGAGCAATGGGAGCAGGTAAAAAGAAACTAGCTGCACTAAAATCAAGAATTACTAAAAAAAGAGTAAGTACAAGGTCACGTAATTACTCAGGTACTTAAAGGAATAAATAAGATATGGCAAATACAGTTGTTAGTAAATCCGTAGGGATTCAAGGTTCATCACAAGGAAACAGAGTAGTCTATCATATAGACACTGCTGCAACACTTGATTCAGATGCATTTACATTTACTTATCAAGTAAAAAATATTTACGGTCCAGGCCAATCACCAGCATCAGACTCAGATGAAAAAAATATCAATCATTATATGAGACCAATTAAAATGGAATCTGTAGTTAATATGGGTCCTAATGCAATTACTATTGACGGCAAAGTTTTTGCTACTGGTAAATGGGACTTTAATATGACTGGTGGAGTTGCTATTGCACAAGCAAAAGGCAATGTAGTCATTAGTGGTACATCACCAAACGCCGTTATCGTATTCAGAGGACAATAATGAAATTAATCAAAGAAGATATTTCATTCAATGACCTTGAAGTTCTTACAGAAGGTAAAGAACAAAAAAGGAAATTTATCCAAGGTCCATTCTTACAAGCAGAAAAACAAAATAGAAATGGACGTGTTTATCCTCAACACGTAATGGATAAAGCTGTTGAAGCTTATAAAAAAGATTATATCGCCCAGTCAAGAGCACTAGGTGAATTAAACCACCCGGCTGAGCCGGTTGTAAACCCTGAAAGAGCGGCTATCATGACGAAAGAGTTAACTAGAGATGGCTATTACTATAAAGGAAAAGCACAAGTCCTTAGTACTCCAATGGGTAAAATCGTTGAAAATCTACTTGACGATGGCGTAAAAATTGGTGTTTCATCTCGAGGATTAGGTTCTTTGAGAATGACTCGTCAGGGATATAATGAAGTGCAAGAAGATTTTGTCTTAACTACAGCAGCTGATGTTGTATTTGACCCATCTGCTCAAGAGGCTTTCGTTGAGGGAGTTTATGAGCAAGCGGATTGGATATATGAGTCAGGTGTATGGCAAAGAATCGACCTTGAAAAAGCTAGAAAAGAGTTGCTTGAGGCCGGTCGTAGAGAATTAAATAATACAAAACTAAAATTGTTTAAAAGGTTCTTAGAGAATCAATAAAAAATAAATAAATTAATATTTGGAGCTATAGCAAAATGTCAGATAACGAAGAGAAAAAAGGTCTTATTGAAGTCATAGAAGACTTGATGGAGAAAAACCTTCAAGCAAAAGAAGCTGATATGACTAAAAAAGACGAAATCAAAAACCCTCAAGAGGAAGAAGTCACTGAGGGCCAAGATACTACTGTTCAAAAGAACGTCAACGATAAAGAATTACCTGCAGACGAAAAAGAAACTTTGGCTAATAAACAAGCGGCCGCTCCAACTGCTGAGCCAGATAAAAATGAAACAGGTGCAGAGCCAATGACTGACAAAGGTGGTGATAAAGGTACTGGTGGCGGAGACGAATCTGCTGAAGTAGAAGCTGATAAACCTGCTCACGACCAAGAAAAAGACCCTATTGAAACTCCAATGAAAGACGATTCTGATCCAAAGAAAAAAGTAGCTGAAACTAAAGAAGAAGAAGCTGAAAAAGATATGGATGAGGAAGAAGACGAAGTTAAGGAGACTAAAGAAGAGCCAAAAGAAATGAAAAAAGACGACATGGACGAAGAAGAAGATGACGTTAAAGAAGAATTATCTGCTGGCCAGAAAAAATTACCACCTGCTCTACAAAAAGCTATCAAAGATAAAAAAGACGATAAAAAAGAGACTAAAGAAGTCGAAGAAATGTCTAAAGATATGGAAAAAGAAGAGCTTAAAGGTGATCAGAAAAAATTAGATAAAGACGGCGATGGAGACATCGACGCAGCTGATTTAGCTAAAGTCCGTAAAGATGGTGCCAAAGAAGAAGTTAAAGAAATGGCAAAAGATGATATGGACGAGGAAGAAGACGAAAAGAAAGAAACTAAAGAAGTCGAAGAAATGTCCCATAAAGACGATGAGAAAAAAGAAATGAAGGACATGGAAAAAGAAGAAGACGAAAAAATGGATGAGGATGCTAATGAAGTAAAAGCTGAAAAGCAACCTACTGAAATTGAAAAAAATGCTAATGATAAGAATTTACCACCGCAAGATAAAGCTACTTTAGATATGGCTAAAGGCGATGTTGATAAAGAAGAAGCTGAAGCTGATAAAGGTCCTCATGACCAAGGTAAAGACCCAGTTGAAACTCCAATGAAAGATGATTCCGATCCTAAAAAAGGCGTATCAGAAATGAAAAAAGATGATATGGACGAGGAAGAGGATGAGCCTAAGGAGATGAAAAAAGATATGGAAGAAATGGCTAAAGACGACATGGATGAAGAAGAAGATGACGTTAAAGAGACTAAAGAAGAGCCTAAAGAAATGAAAAAAGATATGGATGAAAAAGAGGATGACATGGAAGAAGATGTTGACCTTGATGAAGATTTCAAATCTAAAGCTGCTATAGTCTTTGAAACTGCGGTAAATGAAAAAGTAAATGCTAAAGTTTCTGAAATCGAAGAAAAATTAGAAGCTGAAAATGCTGATAGAATCAAAGAATTAGAAGAAAAGTTCTCTAAATATACTGACTATGCTACTGAAGAGTGGCTAAAAGAAAATGCTTTAGAAATTAAGTATTCTCTAAGAACAGAAATAGCTGAGAACTTTATAAAAGACCTTAAAGGTCTATTTGAAAAGAATTACATTGACATACCTGAAGATGATATTAAGGTTGTTGATGAACTTACCGAGGCGGTTGAAGGATATAAAGACCAAATTGGTGAGAAAGACGAACTTGTTGAAAAGCTGCAAGAGAAGGTACTAGCTTACGAAAAAGCCGACATTACTACTGAAGT